ATAAAAAACAGTTTTCTTCGGCAAGTGCAGCAATCGCTGGTTCATTCAATAGCGAGAGCGGCTTGCAGCTGGCTCAGTTAAAAGATCTCCGCTTTTAACAATGTCACGTTCAGCCGACACATCTGCGTCTAAAATTGCACTCTCATTGCCTGTGGACGCTTCCCATTTTGGCGGCATAGTTGCTGCTTTCGTGTCATTCGTATGATGTGCCATAGAAACTGGCTCCTTCAACGCCGGTGACGAACGAGACATCCGTCTCGAGGCAGCTTTGTTTTCCAAATCGGGCACAGAAGCTGCCAAAGGCAATCTGGCTGATTTGTAGTCGGCCATGTCAATGTCGTGCTGCTTCCGCACGGCACTGGCAGATACACGTGTTGTCGATTTGATGGCCGCGTCGCCTTCCAAATGTACTTTTTGCTTCGTCTTGCTTGCTGTCGGTGGGGCTAGCTTCTGGCTGGTCGCTCTGTTTTCTGTCTCTTTGGCCTCCTGTTGTTCGCGCTGCATGCTTGTCAATTTCAAGAAAGAATTGTTGACATCGTTCTGAGCAGCCAAGGCTTCGCCAGACGACATTGTCGACACACGCTCGTCAAAAGTCGCAAAATTATGCGCACCGACGCCTTTGTTTGTGCTCATAAAGAACGGATTAGGTGAAGTTGTTGATTGCGACAAAGCGACTGCTTCACGTGGCCCCGTACTGGCCATTGGCATCTTCGCTGACTCTTCGTTCGGCTGCAATGCGTAGCTTTGTGTTTTGATGTTTTGAGTTTGCTCTTGCATCAGAGAGTTGTCAAAGTCGGCAATGCGCGGTTTCAGGGCGACTTCATCGTTTCGACTGCGCAACATTGCCTGTTCGCTATTGACCAGCTGCATCGTGCGCTCTGCTATGTGCTGACGCAGCGAGGAAAAAGCTTTGATGGCTGTATCGTTGAGGCTGGCACGCAACGAATCTTTGATCTGCTTGCGTATCGCGGCGCGATTTTCCAGATACTTCTGAGACCGGACTTGGCGCGACAAGTAAGTTGGATTGCGATCCAGTTGACGGGCGGCTTCACAAATTGCATCAACGAACAAATCGTCAAACGTCAATCCAGTTTGAACATGAAAGCGTGCACTATCGCTTCGTGTCTGAGCCAATGTCACGAGTTCGTGATCGCCGGCAACCAAGCTTTGTGTCAGTGTGCGAACGGCAATCAAAGCCATGGTGCCAAGATGCTCAAAGCTGTGCTTGCCGCCACGCATGTGCTCCAAAAACAATTGAACGCGTGACTCGGGACGTTTGCGCACAAATTCGCGCAGCAAAGTTTGAAATTCGCGCGGCTCTGCTTTGCTGTTGCCCTCGGCACGCACCTTTGCCTCGCCGTACAACTGCTCAAGAAACTGCATCATTGGTATCTCACTTGCCCGCAGCAAGTGATCGAAGTAGGTGTCGAAGTTCATCTTGGCCGAAGTCTGGCTCGATGACAATACCGACGGCTCTAAGTTTACGTACAATTGTATTTGAGTTTGAGCCTGTCGACCATCGTCGTTTGCAAGTGTCGTCATTGCGACAATTGGAATGTATTGTGTTTGCATTGTAATCAATTGGCACACAAATAATTTGCGCAGATATTTATTTTCGACAGTGACGTGCGACGCCAACAGTTCACGCGCGCACGTCGACAAGTAGGAAAGTGTGTGATCAACACCGACATAAAGAACAGCAAGCGCTCAATCAGTGGTTGTGAAAGACGTTCACTGTTCATTTTTGCGGATTTGACGTGACAGTGATCATCCATAGTCGTATCAAAGTCAGATCTGATGGCAGACAGTCCACCTTGTTCGATACAATCAACTTGAGCGAATTGATGATCTTAATGCCACCAACAAACTGTTGAGATATCTTGCAATTGACAATCCCGCTTTGCTCGAATAACCAGCTTCGTTCGTGCCTATACTTTGGCAGGTCGATACGTAGTCACGCTGTTTGCCTGCAAGCAATTTATTCATTTGTCCGTCGACCGTTCACGGCCTTGACCATGAGGGGTCGCGATTGGCACACACAGAGGCTGCGGCAACTGGTTTTATTGCAGAAGCAGTCTTGCATATATGCACCATCCTGCGTTTTTTGTACAAATTGAGATGGACGACATTACAATCAAATCAGAGATGAATCGAATTGGCAGTATCGTGTCCAAAATTAAAGGCATTGAAAATTGACTGCGAATGATTTATACTACTCAATGGTAGGATCTGTCAAACAGCCGCCAACCGCTGTGTAGCGTATTTTATGCTCTTCAATGATGGCGTACGAAAATACATTTCTTGACTTGAGAAAGTCGTTGAGCGGAATGAGAAGACCGGATTTATCGCAAACTACTGTCCGTCGACTTGATCTGTCGTACTTGATGTGGCGTTTTTCGGATCGATTGATCGTGTGCGCTCTAAAGTGGGCAAACGTAGGAACGCTACTTTGCGGCATATTGAGAGCGCGAGTGCCAACAGTGCGGCAAAAAGCGTTCAGATCGCAGAGAAACTCCTCTTTGTCGAAAAGACAGTCCATTTTGTTTTCTTGCTGGTACGCAGACAGTTTAAGACCCTGGTAGCCTCTAAACAAATTTAACCAGCTATTGGCCAACTCGTTCGTGCAGCCGACTTTGGCCCGTTTGAGCGGCGGTTCTGCAAGTTTGTCAATGACGACGCGAGCCTGGTTCTGTTGGCAAACGCCGTTTCCCGCAATGTCTATAGACTTGCGAGACAGACTGTCAAATGAATTTGGCATCAGTTCGTGCAGGTCAAGCATCAATCTCAGATGATTTTGCAAAGCACGACGGCGTTTATGATTCTCAGGCTTTTCGCTGTTGCAATGCTCGCACAGGCAGTGGTGACCGGTATGTGCGTTGTAAATCTGCTGAGTTTCTCTGAGAAACGAGTCGATTTGCGACGCGCCTGTTGTTGATTGTTGCCGCGTTGGCGCAGCAAATAACAATCGGCGCCAAGCTTCACAGTTGCGAGCGTAGTAACGAATATTACTGCCCACACTATCGGCGTGCCGTAAAACTGCATCCATGAAAGCATTTCTCGACCATCTTCGATCGTAAGTGTGCAGCAACAGCATCAGCGTTGAGTACGGGTATTTTGCGCGCATCACACTGTTGGTGCAGTCAGTGTCGGCGTCCACATTTGCCATTAGGTCATTGCGGCGAAACGAGTGTGCATATTTTTGCTGGAAATATTCGTTTGGGTTGAAGGAATGTGCATTTCTACCAAACAATGCCAAATCACAGTCTCCTGTAATGAGGTGCTGTCCCACAGATAAAACGCCGTGCAGTATGTCTTGGTCCAGCCAAAGTGCGCCGAGCACGTCTGTGGCGAAGCACACATTTTCTTGCAACACAATTATGTGCTCAGTATCGTACAGTGCAACGATGCGCGCTTCGGGATAGAGACTCTGCAGAAAAAGAGCACTGGCAATGCTGTCTATGTCGAGACCGATAACAATGTTTCGGTGATCCCAAACCTTTTCTAGCGTGTTGCACAAGTGCGACTCCCAACTCTTTGAATGCGTTTCATTGTTCATTTTGTGCAAATTTGCCGCCGAAATCTGCCAGCTGTGCAGAAAGTTTTCAGTGTCCAGTCAGATCAAATGACAAACAGAGACTTTTCTTATTTTTGTTTGTGGCAATTTTTGAGACAAAATGACTACTGTGGCATCTGTCGAAGGAATCGTTGCAGCATCCTCGCTTGCGTTGAGTGGTGTCTTGCCATTCATAATCAAGAGAAAATGGGCACACATTGTGTCACTTGTCGCCATTGTCGTTGGTGCAGGCCTGGCGTTCCTCACCATTAGGCGCGAAGGCGCAGCCGTGCGAGCACGTGGCGAAACCACTGGTGCTTTTTTCATAGATCTTAGTGCGTGGCTAGTTCTGGGTGCCGCCGCGTTTGCCAATCAGTGGATTGCATACAAATTCTACAATCCGGGTACCCTGTATCAGGTCCGCACATTCTAATGCAGTTGAATTGCGAAAGCAACTTGCAAACTGGCCTTGACAACATACAATCGGTTAAGAATAAAAATAATAGGCACCATTTACTAAAAAACATCACGCATCGTTGAGTCTGGCCGTCAGACTACAAAGCCTATGTCCAATTCTTTTGCTGTGGCGCTAACTGAGGAACAGCGCGAAATTGTGAATTACGTTGCAGAAAACGGCACCAAAGTGATTATAAATGCGTTTGCCGGCTGCGGTAAGACAACTACAATGCGGGCAATTGTCACACAATGGCGCCAGCTATCGCAAAGTGGTATGTCGGCGCACCACAACGCTCGTGTAGGCAAACGATTTTTGTATTTGGTTTTCAATCGAGACGCCGAACAGGCTGCCAAAAAAGCTTTCTACGACAAAGACGACAATGCGGCGTTTGTGCACGTGCGGACACACCACTCTCTGGCTTTGAAATTTTTTATGCAAACACTGGCTGACAAAATTGACAATGCTGAACCGGTGGGCAGAGGTGTGGTCGCTGCTCTGCGATCCATAGACAAAAAAATTGCCGAGTACAAGAAGGTGGCGTCAGCGGTTTGTGAAGACACCAATGCGCCAGACGACGCAGATGGCAGCTGTGGATTCGATGACTGGACTGACTTGACTGACCTCGCTGATATTGACGCCTACGAGGAGCACTGCTTCGATGAATTGTATCGAGCAACCGACGAATCGAAGCGCTCTGCGGCCATTGCGCTTGGCGAATGCGAGGCTGTTCCTCGGAACTTGCTTCCGCTCGACTTGGAAAGCGATCAGATGAGACCGTTTGGTCTGGCGCGTGGCGATCCAGCTTTAGACGTGTTACACAGGTTTTTTCGTGACAGCAGCGAGGAAGCAAATCAAATTGACGGACCAACAGAAGCACATGTGCGCTTTTTGCGGCCTGATCGACCTACAAGTGTGCCTCTGTGTTCAGTGCAAAGACAAGTTTTGGATCGCGCGCGACAAGCGTGGCACGAAACAATCAATGGACGCGTAAATTGGCAAACAGGACGACTGATAGTGTCACACGATGCAACACTGAAACTGTTTTGCGCGTGGCAGAAAAAGTCGACCGACTTCATTTCACAGCGCTACCACACAGTATTATTTGACGAAGCGCAGGACATCGATTGTATTCTGATGCACTGGATTCAAAGCATGCGAGATGTAGTCTGCTATCTAGTCGGCGACGCTTGCCAATCCATCTACAACTTTAAAGGCGCATTGAACGCCATGTCACATCTGAGCAATGCGCAGCAAGATAGCGTTATTGAGCCTACATCGCTCGCATCATTTTATCTCAGTCAGTCGTTTCGCTTTGGCCAGGCAGTTTCGCAAATCGCAAACGCGCTGCTTGAGGCGACGGGTCGTTTTGAGGCGCTTCAGTGCACGGCACGATTGTCGTCGTCTGCTGCAGGCAAAACTCATCTGGCGCGCACAACACTACCTATGCAGGTGAAAAGGGCTCGCACAGCACGGCCAGAGACGCGCGCTGAGATAGTGGCCAAATACGTGTCACATTTGCATTCAGAAAGTGTGCAAAACGACACAAGCCTGCAGCTGATGATTGTTGCTCGCAAAAATAACAGCCTGCTCACTTTAGCGATAAGATTGGCATCGCGTGGCGTTTTTGTCAGCATGACCGACAAATTGTTGGACAAGCTGCGGCAGGCAGCACTGGTTTTGGAAAACTATGAACAATTGGAGCACATTGATGGTCGCATCGACTATCTCGAAAGAGTTTTGCGTGCCGTGCGCCGTGAAGATGTGGCCGAGCAGATGTATCGCACTTTAAGCCAGCAATCTGACGCATATCTCGTTAACAGCACTGGCATTGCGGATCAGCAATCAGCCACGCCTTGGTACAGATTTGTTCGGCCTCTGAACAATTGCGGCGAGCCGACGTTCTCCAGCATCACTTCGAGAGTCTGCAATCAAGTGATGAGCGAGTTGTATGTTCTCAAATTGGCATTGCATGTGGGCGATTTGATGGCGACCAAAAAAGCTATTGACTCGCTTTTAACAAACACCATCGAAGGCAGAGTGCGCCGCGAAATACTCTTGTCGACGGTGCACTCCGCCAAAGGAGGTGAATGGGATGAAGTTTTGTTGATGAATGATTTCCCAGACGTCTCGACCCTAGTGCAAGCGCTGGCCTGGTGTCGCTCGCCAGACGCTATACAAAAGTTTGGCGGCAAAAACTCCGATTGGTCTGACAGCACAATCAAAAAGAAGGTGCAACAATGCGTCAAAAGAGTGCTTCTATCAACAGTGCTGGCAAGCAGTGACCGTGATGATGCGATACGACTCGTCTCCCGCACAGCAAAGTCAGCCGATAGTCTGGAACAGCTGGTGACGTTGTTGGACGAAGAAGTTCATTTGTATTATGTGGCAGTGACACGCGCCAAAAAGATTCTACACATCAATCTTTCGCTGCAGAGGTTCCAGAATCAACTGTTGGAATAAAAACCGAACTTTGTAGTCGTGTGCGTTTGATTTGTGCAGTTGCAGAGCATTTTATTCGACCTCTTGTTCTTCGGCTGCGCGGGCCTCATCGGCGAATGCATCCATCACAGCTTCGCTTTCGCGAGCGACGTCCGACGCCGTGTCGCTGGCTTCTGTTTCTTCCAGCAGTGGCGCAGTATTGCGAATGAGATCCTCTACGCGACCCTGCACGTCTTCTGTGTCCTCCACAGGCGCCTCGTCGGCCGTTTCTTGGTCTGCATCCATTTGTGCGTCGGCCACAGGCGTCTCATCTGCAAAAGCTTCTTCAATGTCGTCAACTCCGAGACTGGTATCTTCGTCGGTCGGCGGCGTGACTGTGACCGTCTCGCGTGCCGAAACTCCCGACGGCATATCAACTGTTCGTGTGGCGGTCACACTAGGCATAGCTTCGCCCTCGTCGTCCTCGTCGTCTGCACTTTCGTTGCCGGTCACAACGTCTACCATACTGCCGGCAATGTCGGACGCACTGCCGACAACACCTGCGCCACCTTCGACGGCTGCGCTTGCCACGTCAGCTGCGCCACCAATGGCACTGCCAGCAGTATCTGCGACACCTTGAACGGCAGCCGAACCGACGTCAAACGTTTTGCGCGCAAAGTCTGCGGCACCGCCGGTGACAGCGCTGCCAGCGCCTCGAATGTCACCTTCAAGCAATGCGCCAGCAGTTCTGCCTACCGTGCCAACGGCTGACTCGCCAACATCGAGCGCGGCCTGGCCAACGTTCAACGCGCCACCTACAGCGGAGCGGCCAGTGTCGACTGCGCCGCGCACCGCCGAGCCAACGGCCTTCGTGCCAGCATCTACAACGCTGCCGATACCTTCTCCGACGTTTGCCACTGTCCTGCCAACAAAGTCTTTTGGTTTCTTGGTTTTCTTCCCGCGATTAATCAGATAGTAGACAAAGCCTGCAATAAAAAGCAAAGCGAGCACCGCTAAGCCAATCAAAGCGATCAGTGGCAACGTGCCCATTTCAAAACCTTTCGCGACTGGCGCTGCACCGGCATCGCTGATCTGTGCCGGTGCCTTCGACGATTGCGCCTTGGCGACTGCTTTTTGAGCAGCAGCTGGACTTGCTTTCGATTCGTCAGCCCGCTGCAAATTGTTGGCCTGTGAAGAAGGCGCGGCAGGGCTTTTGTCAGCCGCAGCTGCGGGAGCCTTCTTGTCAGGCTCGCTTTGCTGTTGCCGCAACGAGGCAAACATCGGCTCAGGCATCATTGCTGCAGCTGCCTCGTCAATCGGCTTTTCGTCCTCGTCTTTTTGCTGCATCTTTTCTTTCATGGCAGGCACCATGGCCGCATCCGACATTTTGTACGTTCCAGGTGGACAGACACGTCCTAAAACGTCACGTTTGACGTACTCCTCTGTGCGCACGATGTCCTCAGCTTCGCCTTGCGACTTTTGCTGAATTTCGTCGACCATTTCGCCCATGGACACCGGCTCACCGTTGGCCTTGGCCTCTGCCTCGACTGTTTTTTTGTCAACCACTTCCATTTCATCATGTTGCTCTTTGCGGCGCGCAAGGCGAGCAATGGCACGCGATGAAAATGTGTCGACTTTGTTGCGTTCACTCGGCGAAAGGCCAGCAATTTGACGTTCGTCCATGTGCTTGATCAGCGATGAAATACTGCCACAAGACGACTTACTTCCACCGCAAGCTGGGCGGCCGTACGTTTGTGGATTTTTTGCTGCCTTGTCGGCATACATGCCGCCGGCATTG